GCCACCTGTAATTCCTGTATAAGATATTTCTTCATCACCTACTTGAATAAAATTTGTGCCAGAGCTTGGAAACTGTGTGGCATCTGCTAAAACGATTGATGTTCCAGATCCACCTGTTCCTGCTGTGTCATCTAAAAGCGCTCCGTTTAAAGTTGTTGTAACTGGGTTAGATGCCTCTCCACCCCAAGATCCAAGACCCCAACCAAAACCTTTTTCTTGAACTGCAGATCCAACAGGAAAATAATGTTGAACTCTAATGCCACCAGATGTGGTTGCACCAGACCCTGTTTCATTTGATGGCATGGTTATAGTTATGGTGTTTGTAGATGGAACAGAAGTTACCATAAATTTTTTATCATCAAAATCTGATGCACCAAAGTTAGACCCTGTGATTGTAGTAAAATTATCTAATAAAATTATATCTTGAGGATTAATACCATGACCTGTTGAGAAAGTTATTGTAACAGTTGGTGATCCATTAGTCGTGCTGAATGCGCTTGTGAGTGTTGTTGTAGTTTTGATAGGATGTATATCATAAAATACACCTCCAGAAAAAGCATATAAAATTCTATTTGTGCCAATTATAGCATATCTTCTACCTAAACTGTTAACAAAGTGATGAAGACCACGACCAGCTCCTGTAAGTTCATTTTCATTTACAGTGCCTAGTTGATTCCAGCCTCCTATTTTTTCAGGAGATCCATATCTAAATCTTACATTATCACAGTCAACCCACTGACCTTCCGCTGTGGTTTCTGAGATTTGTTTATTAATACCTGGCTGAAAACCTATTTTTTGTAGCATAATGTGACACTATATATAGTTTTTATATTTTTGGTAGTGTTTTTTACCCAGTGCCTATGTTTGATTTTGGCAAGTAAATATATTCAATTTTACTTTCTTTTAATACTAACTTGGCATCTTCAAAAGACTCAACCATTGGATACCCTTTTAAATTAAAAGACGTATTCAATAACAGAGGCACTTTAGTTTTATCATAAAATAATTTTATTAAGTCATAATATTTTGGATTCTGTTCTCTTTTTAAAGTTTGAAATCTACATGTATTATCGACGTGAACACATGCTGGCACCTCTTTGATAGCTTTTTTCTTAGCATCAATTGCAAATGTCATATTAGGAGATTCATCTAAGCCATGCATATTTAAATAATCGTCTTTATGTTCATACAATATTGTAGCAGCAGTTGGTCTCCACCACTGTCTCCCCTTAATATTATTTATTATTTCTTTTGCGTTTTTATTACGTGGGTCAAAAAGTATTGATCTATTACCTAAAGCTCTTGCGCCCCATTCTGAGTGGTTTTGAAATATAACCACTATTTTTTGTTGTAACAATAAATCAACAGTTTCTTTTTTACTATAGATAATTTTCATAAAAATATGCAGCACCCACTGCTGTGCCTCCATCATAGGGTATTGGATCTACAAAAAAATTTAAAGTAGGAAAATATTTTACAAGTTTAAAATTGTTTGAACAATTTAAGTAACAACCACCAGATAATATAATATTTTTACAATCACTATATTTCATGGCTTTTTTAATTAATTGTATGCTTTCTTCTAAATGTTCGTGTTGAGCTTTTTTAGCTAGGTTTAAAATTTTTTTATCTAATTTATTATTATAAGCAGCCATTCCCATTAGTTGTCCTTCCTCACCAGGTTTAAAACCAGCTTTGAAAAGATAGTTTGTGTATTTTTTTCCTGCCACTAATTTATTTGATATTCTAATATCAAATTCTTTTTTTATATTTTTTTCTTTATACCTAGGGTTGTCAAAAAACTCTGTCTTTTTGTTTGATAAATGTTTGTAGTAAGTTTTTATTTTTTTATTATTTATTTCCCATATAGATTCAACAGTTTGAAACTCAGGATAGTTTTCGATTATTCTCTCTCCTCCACCATCCATAATTACGCATAGAGCTTTTTTAAATTTACTAAAATAAAAACCTGAAACGGCATGAAATTTGTGGTGCTCTTTATAAAAAAATTTTGCTTGTTTATATTTAACTTGTCTTAAAATATTATCTACATAAGCTTTGTCTATTAAAAAATCTTCTCTACAATAAGAAGCAATAATCACTGCATCAAACTTTATATTTTTAAATTTTTTTAAAACTTTATAGTCATAGGGTTTTTCAATAAAAGGTTTTGGAGGTTCAAATCTTTTAATTTTATTAAACCTATCTTCTTCATAATATTCTTTTAAAACACCATTTTTAAAAAAAGCAAAAGAACAATTATGTGAAATATTTATGCCTAATATTTTTTTCATATATATTCATCAATAATTTTTTTAGGTAAATAGTTTTTAATTTTATATTTATTAATTTTTATATCTTTAGTTCTTATTTTGTGCATACGTGTTGAAAGCACAGAGTCATCATATTTTATATTATTAACTTTAAACTGATTTAAGTTTTTAAAACTATGATTAAAATAATCTATATTTAAAAATTTATATATTTTTTGTATTTCTATTTTAGTATTTTTTACTAAATCTAAATAGTTTACAAAAAGGTAATCTTCATCATTATAAATTATATTTTTAATACTATTTAAATTTTTACCAATCATCCCTTCATCACTTATTAATTCAAAACATCTTTGTTCTATATTATCTGGTTTTTCTATTTTTATAAAAGACGCTAAACATTCTAATACTGGACGATATAAAACTATAA